TATATTAGTTCATAAGTTTGCTAGGGTAGTCACCTACTCAAGACAGTGATACATGGTTGTTGGTCATGAGCCATGTGATGCTGTTCATAGTTGCACCGGCACCGGTGTAGACAGTCTGTGGTGCGCCTTTGTTCTTGGCGATGTTTCTCACGGTTATGCTAGGCATGCTTGAGATGTTAGCGATGGTTAGTTTGACCTCTTCCTGTACAGGTGCTTTGACAGTTGCAGTTGGTGTTGGAGTTGCTTGAACATCAGTGCTAGGAGTACGGGTGATTACTGCCGCTTTCTTCATGTCCTTCTTCTCGTCTTTGGTCTTGCCTTCATACCATTGGGTCACGACTTTGCCGTTTTCATCACGGACATTGAACTCGTTTCTAACCCATATCTTGCGGGCTTGACCCTCAAACTCACATGGGGTTTGGTTAGGGTCGTTAGCGGCGTAGTAAGCCTCACCTTTTTGCACAGCACTCATAACAGCGATGTCACTTCTGTTGTCACGGATGAACTTACGGATGTTACCCATTCCATGTGCTACTAGGCTGCGAGTGTTGCCTTTGTTCTTACCGTTCAAGACCTCATGCTCATGGGAGAGCATGTCTAGGACATGGGCTTCGGTAGTTGTGTAGGAAGGTACTTGCTCTTGGAAGGCTTTGTTTGCATGTTCACGGAACCCTGCAAGTGCAACCATAGATGCTACTACTTCTGCTCTTGTGTAAGTGATGAACTCAGTTGCTATCCATGCAGTTTTGTCTGCTTGCTTAGGTGCGTCACCTGTCCATTCAAGGTAGCCGCCTTCTTCGTCGAAGGTCACAGGTAGGCTCACTAACGCATAGTCACTTGCTAGGAAGTCATGCATTTGGTCACATACATTAGTGAACTGGTCACCTCTTGCGGCACTCCTGTCTACAGGGGTAGGGGTTACGGTCATTATCGGGCTTGGGGTTGCTTGGCTTGTCTTGCTCATTTCGATACCTCAACCATCATTTCTTAATTGGTTTATATATCATTTGACTTCAGTGACTTGATTTTGATGTTGAAATCTACATAGCATACACCATAGCACATAGCACCTAAGCACATGAAGGGAAGGTGCTATTCGCACCCGTATGGGTTGGGTCAAGGGTCGCTATTCATGGGGGTGCGAATTAGAGAAGGCTATGGGTATGGGTATATTCGTACGGTCGGTCGGGCGGGCGAATGGGCGAGCGAGAGTGCCACTTAGGAATCTATAGAACGCCACATGTGGGCGCAGGTAGGGGCGCAGTATAGCGGTCTATAGAATGCGTGTGCCACACCCACGCCCCACTCACGCATAGCACGCACGCAAGGTTTAGCCATAGCACAAAGTGCTATGCCGTTCTATAGAACGGGGTACGGCGGCCATAGCATAGCCCATAGCACCCCCCATAGCACGCCCCCTTAGAAGGAGAGATAGCCATAGCACGCCCCATAGCACTTCTTTTAACCACGCACAGCATTTTAGAAAAAAAATTTTGTAGAAAAAAATTCAGTATGAAAGTAATTTTATAGCGAATATCTTTTATCCTCATTGTTCTTAGCACCTGCATGGTGGAGTATGACTTCTGTGATTGTTGTAGCCCTGCCGATTTAGCATTTGCAGTGTTAAAAACTAGAAATCCAAATGATTTAAGAAATAATACGATGCCTACAAGGGGTATACAGACTTCTCCAACAAATGTAGGTTTAGATGGTACATCATTAGAACCCGACCAAGAATATTTTACTTCACCCGAAAAGAAAGCGGCTTTTATGCGTATGATTGCGGCGGCGGCGGCAGAAGAAGACCCACATCAAGCAGGGCATTTTACACAAGAGTCGGATTTAGGGGCAGACACAGATTTTGCTGAACAACTGCATTTAGACCGGCAAATGGCTAAAGCAAAGAAAAAGTCCAAGCCGTTTCACGGTTACAACCCTAACAAGCACCACAAAAAAGGTGGGCTGAATGCTAAAGGTAGGGCGGCGGCCAAAAGGAAGACCGGCGCAAACTTGAAGCCGCCTGTAACTACCAAACCGTCAAAACTTAAGCCCGGCTCTAAGAAAGCAAAGCGTCGAAAGTCTTTTTGTGCGAGAATGGGTGGTATGAAAGGGCCAACTTCTAAGAAGGGCAAATTGACACCGAAAGGTGCGGCATTGAAAAGGTGGAATTGTTAATGACAGTATTTGAACAAGCATGGAGTATTTTGAAAATGCGTTTTCAAGATTATCAAGATAAAGCAAAAGATATGCAAAATGATATTAGAATTAGGTATCAAAAAGAAAAAGGTGACCCAAGCAAAATACATCCAATTAAACCTCACATGTTAAGCGGCCATCCGATGTTTCACATGCCACCTCATGAGCAAGATACAGTTAATCAAACTATAGTAGATAGATTAGTACATGATAAGATGCAAGAAAACATGCAACAAGGTAGAGTCGGAGAACAAACCACAGACGCATTAGAAAGTGGTAAACCTTTATTCGTACCTAGATTTGACGCTCGTGCAATACGCCCACGATTTACAGTAAGACAAGATATACAAGATAAAATGCCTTATTCAATGTCGGATATATACACTGATAATCCACCAATTAATTACTTTGACCCAAAAAATTATGATGAATAAAAGTAAAATTGTTAGATAACTTTTAGTGCTAATGGATGGATTGTGATTCTACCGACAACTTTAATTTCTACACTTACTTAGGCTCGGACATGAGTATGTTAGAATTTTTATTAACGAGAATGTTAGGATTATTTGCATTAGGTATTATTTTTGGATTTACATGGGCTTGGTTTGCCCTCGTTGAAGAAAAAGACCCCGGTTTAGTTATCTTTGAAGACGAAGCCGAACTACAAGAAATGTGTATCGGTGGTCTTCGGAGAGTGAAAGAGTGAAGGTAACCGTCTATGAGGTTGGCCCTCGTGACGGTTTGCAAAATTTAAAACAATTTATACCTACTGAAATTAAGAAGGGCTTGATTGACGAATTGTACAAAGCCGGTTTAACTCATATTGAAGAAACCTCATTTGCACATCCTAAGTATGTGCCACAAATGGCAGATGCCGAAAGTGTGTTTGAGAGAGGTTCTGTTTTAGTAATGAATCAGCGTGGACTTGATAGAGCCTTAAGTGTAGGTGCTGAAAAAATAAATATTGTATTTTCACCTTGTGAAAAATTTAATATGAAAAATTTAGGTAAAACAAAAAGTGAATTAATTACAATGTATTATACAATGCTTAACGGTATACCTAAAGAAAACATAAGAGTGTATATTTCTATGGCATTTGGAAGTCCGTATAGTGGCATAGTATCGCCTAAAATGATGCAATTATGTATAAAAGATGCAAAAATATTAGGTAAAACAGTAGTTTTATCCGATACAGTAGGTGTTGCAACAAGAGAAGAAGTTTCTCTTTGGACAGATATGATTAAAGAGAATAATTTAAAACCTGCTATTCATATTCATCATAATGGAGATGAGCAAAAAGCGTTACAAACAGTAAGGCATGCTTTGTTTGAAGGGATTACGGAAATAGATTCAAGCATTGGTGGACTTGGTGGCTGTCCTTTTGTAGAAGAAAGTGGTGCAAACTTATCTACTGAAACATTAGTGCGACATTTGAATGCATGGGGCTTTGATTGTGGTATAACTGAGAAAAAATTACGACCTGCATTAAAAATAGTAAGAGAAATAAAAAATATTCAAGAACTAATGTTAGTGAAATAGATGTTGATTTCTTGGCTCAACCACTGTTGGGTTTTCTTCTTTATAGTTTTCAGCCATTAATTGTATAGTTCTGTGCATAAAAGGGTCAATATCTTCAATTAATGTACCGTTATTCGTCGGTGTCATTTTATGTGTACGGTCAAGCATCATTACATCATCAATGAATTCTTGTGGTAACTCTTCGTTGTGGTGAAGTTCTACTGATTCTTTAAACAGCATTTGCCACGCTAAATCAAATGGTTCACTGTGTCTTATATCTTTAGTTTTTGTAGCGTTTGCTTGTCTTCTTGCCGCTTGTTCTTTTCTTTTATTCTTACTAAGTTTACCATCTATTGCTTGTCTGCGTTTTATATGTTCTTTGTATTCATTTCCTTTTAAACCATGGGCGTTAAGAGTCATTGTATTATTTTTTCCAAACTGGTCGCCTATAAATTCTTGCCCCGCCGCAATATCCGGTATGTGACGATTCATAACTGTAATAAGTTGAGGTTTATTTTTAAATCTTTCATGGGGCTTAACAACAGCAATAACTGAATCACCTACACTAACACCCTCATTAGGTTTTAAACCGTGTTGTCTTAATACATCTTTAGGAATTTCTTTCGCTTCCCTAATGTTATCTAACAAATGAGTTCGTATAGCAAATTCTTTAGTAGGAACATCTCTTTTGTAATTTCCATCTTTATCTAAATACGGACTTAGTGCAGAATGTATTCTATCTATTACCTCTTGTCTTTCTTCATCATCGTTTATTCTATAATCTTTAAATAATCTTAATTGAGCATGAGGTCTTGCATAAAATTCATCGGGTAATCTACCTTCAAAACTAGGTTCTGCATTGGGGTCAAATTGAGGTTTGGCTTCGGGTTCAATTTTAGGAGGTAAATTTTGAGCCGGAATATCTAAAGGTGATTTATCAGCATCTATATTTTCGGTAAAAAACCCACCTTCTCGGTTTCCTGCTAATACATTTGTAAAATTTTGTCTTGAAACTCCCGAATAATCTTCCGGTAGATTTACACTAGGGTCATTATACATATTTTGTATATGTTGTTGTACAGAAGGATGTACATACTCTCCTTTTGCCACACCTGCACCGGCTTTGGCTTTGTCAGCCATATCTTGAGCCGATGATATTTGTGCTTGATTCTTCTGCTGTTGCATTTCTGCTCGTCGTTGTTGCATTTCCATTCCTGTTTGAGCAATACTTTGAGGCTTAAGTTTTTCTTTTATGGCTTCTACTGCAACTTGACCTGCCTTATCCTTTGCTTTAGTTGCAACACTTGCTATTGCGCCACCAATTGCTCGTAAAGGTGCGGCTTTACGCACAGCAATAGGTCGCCTCATGGTTAGCGTAGAGGGCGAGCATTCTAAATGCTATCGCTACTTCGCCCATAACAGGTGCGAGTGTGAGCAAAATATTCGTTAAACAACAGCGCACCTTACAAGACTACGGTATGGGGCGAGTAGACGAATTTCCAACCGTACCTTATGACCCTTCACAATTAGCACCCGGTATTGCCGCAAGTATTAATGAAAGACCAACTGCTCAAGAAGCAGTAAAACAAGGTACTTCTATAAATAATTTACAAGATTATCAAAATTTTATGTATGATGATTATATGAATTATGTAAATGCAAATACAAACCCCGAAACAATAACTGATATTCGTGATACAGTTGAAAATGCTAGAAATAATGCAATTAGACAAATTGCAAATAATGTGGGTGGATACGATTCATCTGCAAAATTTCAATTGTATCCCCAAGAAGGTGAAACTTTAACAAATACAGTGAATTCTAATTTTGATGAGGCTTTTGGTACAGAAGGTAATGATAAATCATCAAGAGATTACTATGCTAATTTAGTTAGAAGGTATGGTAAAGACGGTGCCGCAGAAATTTTAATAAATCATCCTAATTTACAAACAGGTACTCAATTGAGTCTACCCCAAGTAGTACCGGGTTATCAAACTGAAAACCCATTTAATGAAGATGGCTCGATAAAACCCGGTGCTGTACCTCCTGTAACAGCCGTTAAACAAATGAATAGAGAAGATATTCAAAATTTAATGATGGGTGCGGGACTTTTACCTGTAGGTAGTAATACCGATGCTGATAATAGAGGTTATGAAGAGGGTGTAATAAGAAGATTAATGGCGGCATTTAATCCCCATAAAGGTGAAGGTGGGCGTGAAACATTAAAATTATCAAAACCATTTGTTGTTGACAATAAAACTGTAGATGGAAAAAGTGGTGCTACTCAAGCAGGATATTTCGTGTCACCAACTACAAAAAGAGATATTTATGAGGCTGTAGTTGCATCAAAAAGAGGTGGACCAAAAGGAATGATAGGAATAAGAGGTTTAAATTCTGTTGATGACTTTTTGCAACAAAGAGCATCGACAGGACAGCGAGAAGGAGTAGATGAGGGTTTTGTTCATTCGAGAATAGACCCTTCAAGATTAGTTCCTATACAAATGCCTCAACACACAATACCCAATACTGTTATAGGAAATTTATCTATGTCTACTAGAGAAAATGATGGTTTATACACAGAAGACCAAAGAGTTCAACAAATTTTAGGAGGGTCCTATGCAAACGAGGGTCTTCGTCACGGTGTAAATAGTGGTTTCTTTCAACCCGATTTAGGACCTAAAAGTTTAAGTTTTCAAAATTTATTTAAATTAATTAACAATAAAGATAAAATTAAACGAAATATAATAACCGATAGTATAGAAAGAAACGAAAGAAAATTAAATAGTTTATATGCTCATGAAGAATCATTAACTGATGGTGCTGAAAAAATGTATGAAATAATGGGGGCAGGGTATAATAAAGAAGAATGGATGGATGATTATATAGAAAGAAATAATAAACAATATTATATTGACCAAACACTCGATAATTTAAAAACCTTAAAACATCAAGCAAGAAACTTTGAAAGTGACTTTGCTAGAGCAGTAGAACAATATACTAAAGGACTTAAATCTTTTAATGAACAATTACCTATGCTTCAAGATGTACAGTCTAACATAAATTTAGACGATAAAACAGCGAGTTTAATACAAAGACCCATAAAACCGGATAAAGATATGAGTTTACCATTTGCACAAGTATTAGAAGAACCAACCAAAGATTCCGGTATTTATCAAACAGAAAGTGACTTACAGGCTAGAGATAAATTAAATTTTAATTTAGATAAACATGGTTTTCCATTAAATGAAGACGGTAGTGCTATGTCAATGAATGATAAAATTAATCTTGTAAGTGACCCTAATTTAAAAGAATTAGCACAAAATATATTTGATAATAAAACTAAAGTTGTAGACCAAATTAAAAGATATAATACTGCTTTACCATTTGGAAGTGATGATGTAACACAAAGAAAAATCAAACCATACGAGTTTGAAAACTTTTTAGATACTTTAAGAGATAGATTTGCATCAGCACCGGGTGAATTTAATTTCCAAGAAAACTACAATAGAACTAAAGCATTTAACAAATATATAGAAAAACTAAAGGAGGACTATTATGGTAGACGATAAATACTGGCAACTCCTTAAAAGAAGTCTAGCAGACCAACATAGGCAGTACTTAGAAGAAGTTACCGAGCCTATGAGTCTTGGATTTGATGCGCCCGAAGAATTTGTAACTACTAAACCGTCTATTTATCATTCGTTAAGAATGCAACCTATCGCTGGTTTAGATGGTCAAGTGAGGGCTAAACCGGCAAGAGCAAGAAGATTATACAACGAGGAAAATAGAGGATTTCAAGAGTCAATTCGTAATTTTTCATTACCATTAAGGACTAATCAAGGTGAATTTTTATATGGTAGACATGTTTATCCGGGTGAATTATATTCTTTAAATCGTGATTTTAATGAGGAATACCTTCCCGATGTACCAAATTCTTACAAAGATGGATGGGGAAATAATGATAAATTTAGACCGCTTAATTTGTATGGTTTTACTGGTAATGCACCTATACCGCAAAGACATACTGCAACAACTTTTCAACCGGAAGGTATACTTTATGGTAATTTAGATGAAAATGATATAGTGCAATTAAACAGAAAGCCCACTACGGCAAATAAACTTGCTCAAGTAGCAAGAGCAATATCACCATTTCATGAAAGTATGAATGTAACAAAATTAGGTAGAAATCAACAAGAATTAGCAAGTGATATTATGGAAGCAGGTATTCCACCGATATTAGCAGAATCTAATGTAGATACTAGAGGTAGAATACATCCTCGGCCAATAATATTAGACGAGGCAGGGAGTGTAGAAGAAACACATGACCCGTTTGTACAATGGAGGCCCGATAGTCTAATGACTTCAAGCCCGGAAGGTCTTGAACAATTTACACTTGATAACCTAAGAAGAAGCGAACCAATGGACATCGCTATGCGTTTGCTCAAACTTGAATTAGCACCACCTATGACGCAGGGTGTTGAAGAAGAAACACCGATGCAAGAAGATATACCTATGGTAGATATGACAATGGATAATTATGAAAGCCCTTGTGAATGTGCTGAAAGAATTAGAAGTGATGTTCTTAATATGATTTTAGATGCTATGAATAATCATGAAGAATACTATGACCATATTGATGAAATAAAAGAAATGTATCAAGATTGGCAAAGTCATGAGTGTCAAGAGATTTTAGAATGGGCCGAAGGTACTGAAAAGTATGGTGATTGGTGCAAGAATAATATGAGTGAAACCGACCAAATGAAATACACAGGCGAACCTATGGACATCGCTATGCAGTTGTTGAAAGAAGAAGTACCCTATGGTAGTAGAGACTATCCTCCACAAGAAATCGCTGTATCTACAGGTACTCCGCTTATGGGTTCTAAAAATTCCGGCCCGGCACCCGAAGTATGTAACATGCCGGGATGTGAATCGGGTCTACCACCTGTAATCTATAGAAGGATGGCTAATCCAATTAGAAGTATAGATAATCATGAATTTATGTGTGAACAGTGTGCTTACAAAAATGATATGCAATCATTACTATATCACAAAATGCTTAAAGGTGAAATAACTTTAGCAGATTTTGCTATGCGTTTGCTCAAGGAAGAACCTTTACATTTGAGAAATAGTGCTGAACTTGCTGAATTAGCAAGACAAGGTGACATAGAAGCATACAATGAAATGATGGAAAGAACAGATGATTATTACTCGGCTAATGAAATAACCGGAGAGCCCGATATTGAGGCTAACTTAGAGGCTTACGGGGCTGAAACAGGTAAAAATCCATTTAAAACTCCCCCTATTGGTCGTACAAATCAAATTCAAATTCATCAACGCCCTGTAACTCCTATTCATGCTGATAAAAAAATACACAATTGGCAATATAAAAACGCAAGCGAACCAATGGAGATTGCTATGCAGTTGCTCAAAGAGCGTGTTAGCCCCGAAGCCAAGCGGCATAAGTTAGAGTATGATAAGAAGTATGAATCTTCACCGGAGAGAGTAAAGTACCGTGAAGAGTTGAATCGTGAGCGTAGGCGTAGACACATCATGGGACAGGGTGGACCGGATATGAGTCACACCAAAGACCATACCATTGTACCGGAAGACTCTCATACCAATCGGGCAAGGCATTTTAAAGACAAAGGGACTCTCTTGTAATAGTCAACATCTCATATATCTCATAGTATTAGTCAATAAATTGACTATATCATTATCTCATAGTTTTCTATAATAATAATATAATAATAATAATATCAAAATAATGAGTGATATAATGAGATTAATGAGTATATAGATAGAAATGTTTATATTGACTATTAAATTGACCAATGGTGAGCAACATGCAAGGAACAGGACAAGACTCGGATGCAGAAATAAGATTGATGGGATTAATTTTAGCCCAATCAGCGTTAGTAGGTTTAGCCATAGGGATATTTGACGCAGAACTTTGGTTAGAAAGTGAAACGGCTATGTTAAACGGATTTACATACGCCATGGCCGCTTTCTTTGTACAAGGTATAGCCTACTATTTCTTTAAAATGTTTTTTGAAAGAGAAATGCAAGAAAGAGTAAGAAACACCGGAATGCAAAGGTCAAGAGAATTAAGGTATAAACAAATGCAAAGTAACTTTGATAACCGTAGAGTAGAAATGGAAATGCGTATGCAAGAGGCTCAACTTGAGCGTGAATTGCGTTGGATGGAATCTAACCCCGGTCAAATGCCTCCAAGTTGGGGTGTGCCGGGTGGTTCACAATCTATAGTTTCGCAATATGATACTGGACAGTTCAATCCGGGTATTCCAACTCATGATGCTGAAATAGAACAACCTATTAATCTTGGAATCACCGAAGAAGAAACAACTGAAAAGAAAAAGAAATGAGGTGATTAGTTGGGTCGTATATTCAAAACGCCTACCGATGATTCTACAGAAGCAACACTACGGGCTATGCACACACAAAATATGTTAGATACATATTACGAAAAAGGTGTAGGTTGGTTGAGAACATTATTATTTGTTGTTATTGCTATATTTGCAACTAGTGCCTTTGAATTAAGAAGTGGAGATTCAATATGGGAAAACACCGTTGAATGGTTTTGGAACAAACTAGAAAATTGGATAAGTGGTGATTAAATGGTTGAACCTGCTGGTACTGCTTTAGTTGGTGTTGCAGTATGGGGGCAGAATTTATACAATTCTTGGAGGCCACGAAAAGTAGGAATATATGGTGCGGCTATGGTTGGTAAAACTACACTTGACCGTTATATGACTACGCCCGGTGAAATGGAAGAGATACCCGATGAGGAAAGAACAGGTCACATGAGATTACTTGGAAAATATCTTTTACCTAAACCCACAAGGAAGCGTATATCTTGGAAAGGAGATAGAAGAGTAGTATATTCTGCTGATTTAGGCGGCCAAGAAAGATTTTGGTCTTTGTGGATAGATGATATGGTTGCTAGACAGGTGGAAGTTGTGGTGTATATGTTTGATGAAAGAGCATTCAAAGGTGGGGATGAGGCATTACAACAAATTGCGGGATTCAAATACTTAGTTGATTGTATAATAAACAGACAATATAGGTATCGTACATTAAAAAGTAGATGGAAGGGTAAAAAATATACACCAAGACTTATTATGTTAGTTGCTAATAAAGCAGATAGATTCTTTGATGATACTGCCGCTATGCTTTGGCAACAGAACAGAATAGGAGAACATAAAGTGTTTGACCCGTTTAGAGATGATTTAGTTAGATTACAAAAAGCCGGAGTACCGTCAAGAAGGTCATTCATGGCTACAAGAATAGGGTGGAATGTAGAAACCACATTAATAGATTTACTTTCTACATAGGTGATAATATGAAAAAGACAACAAAAGTTATAGCAGTAAATAAAAATACAAAATGTGTAAGGACAGTAATTCCTAACGCCATGGCGGAATTATTAAACATTAAAGCGGGCGATGAAATCAAATGGAAATTAGTAAGTAATAATGGTGAATTTTATCTTGAAGTAAATAAGGAGGAATAAGAATGTACAATTCAACAAATCAACCAAATTTAGGTCAAGTCAATCAAGCGCAATTATTAGCGTTAAGTCAACAAGGTAATACATCTTTAACTCATAAAGCACTAATTGAACAAGCGACAGCACAAGCGGCCATGCAAGAAGCCTCTCAAAAAACTGATTTACAAGTTCCTAAAGTAAACTTTTATCCAAGTAGACACCCTAATCCGCACAAAGCAAGAAAAAAAGATATTAAACAAGCATACAAACTTCTAACCCCTACTAAAAGAAGTATATTTAATCCTATGCGATGGGTTTTTGGGAGAAAGTATCGTTATAATAAACAAAGCCATGTATGTGTAGTAGATGGTTGCGATTGTGCGAATTTAATTCAATATGATAATTTATATCATAAAATTACTGATGAAGATACAGGAGAATCACTTTGGGATTTATATTGGAAAAATCCTGTTACCGGAGAGCCGGAAGCATTTGTTGCTCGTGAAAAAGTTACAAGTGGGCGTAAAATGCGTGGTACTTATTGTCCCGAACACATGCACTTATACCATCTACTTTGTAAATGGGAAGCAGAAGAAGATAAAATAAGTGAATCTAATCCTAAAAGACTTAGAGATAGAGTTAAAAAAGGAGTTTCTATAGTTACCGTACCTATTACTGCTATTAAAAAACAAGACCCTACCCCGGAAATGTTAAAAAAATACGAGCCATTTTTTGCTGAGTTAGAAAATGATGCAAGAAAAACTAAAGGAATTAACATTCAGTATTATACTAATCCTTTGACAAAACAAAATGATATTACTATTGTAAGTTTTGATTTGAGAATATTTCAACATGAATTGGCTATGTTTAACCAACCAACACCTGCTTTTCAAAATATGTTAAATAGTCAAGTAGAAGAAGTTATCAATCAAAACACTAATTTGGTAGATACTCTTCCGAAGGAGTGATAGCGATGTTTGGTCTAAGTGGAAATAATCAAAATAGTAACACATTAAATTTAGGTGTTCAGTCACAACAAGGGCAAATGCCATTACAAAATGCTAATCCATGGGGTCAACCCCAACAACCTAATCCCTTTGTGGCAGGTTTGTTTGGTGGACAACAACAAGCAAATCAGTTCATGCAACAACCAATGCAACCTCCAAGTGAAATAGAAATACAAATGGAATTATTAAAACAGCAAGCCGTAATTGAAAGATTTATTGCAAGTAGTCAAATGGGTGTTTTAATAGAAATGATAGGTAGTGTAGTTACTTTAAGTGTTTTAGATATTTTACGGAATGCTACTTTTACAATTAACGAAGACGATGGTACTATGACATTAGACACTACAAAGTTACCTGCTAATCTACAAACTATGAGTGCAGAAAATATAGCAAGTCAGTTTACTAATTTACAATCATCTGCACAACAAATTGTAAATCAAAGTGAAATGACTCAACAACAATTAGCCACTTTTGCTCAGCAATCTATGATGGGTAATGCACTTTCAGCCGCACTTGCTGATGAAGGAATGATGAATAAAGTGGGTGGCGGAGTAGGTAGTTTCGCTCGCTCAATAATTACAGGTGGAAGATAAAATGGTAGATAAAGATTATAATTCATATATACCGCAATCTTTTGCGGCAACTACTTTAGATGTATTAAACCCGAATAGAAGCGTAATAGTTGATATGATAATGGTACAATTATTATCAATAATAGTATGTATGTCTATGATACTAGTTTTCAAAGGCGGCTCTATGCCATCATCCACTATATCATATTTCTTGGTTGGATTGTTTGCTAGTTTGATTATGCTTACTGGTGTCTATTCTCGTATCACTCGCTGAAGGCCACATTCCGATAGGACAACTTGAACTTAATAAAGCGATTTTTGTTTTAACAAAACAACCACACATATCACACCTCTTTCCTCCGAATTGACAAGAGTTGCATACCTGTTCTCTTAAAATTTTCAACTCCGGCGGAGTTCTATTGTTTAATGCTACATCTTTAGCGGCTTTAGTTAAACTTTTGAGAGTCTGCATATTTAATGGTACACCCGCTACCCTCTTTGCTCTCCACATAGTACTTTCCAAGTTATTTTTCTCCATAAGCGTTTTGTAAGGGATAGGTATAAGGGTGTACATGCAGGAGGCGCATCGCATAGTGAAACGCTCTTGCAAACTTTGCACTAGTGATAGTAGAGATGAGATAGAAGAACAATTACTCAACGGACACATTACACCTAAAGAAGTAGACAAAATGATGAACTGGCGAGCCAATACTACAGATAGACACTTCCGTAATCACATGGGAGAATACCACATGGCCGCTAATCCTTCATGTCCTGTTTGTTCAAGCCCTAAAAGAGCCGAACACGAAAAAGAATATTTTGAAGGAAGTGCTGATACTCATGCAATAGCAAAAGAGTTAGGATGCGCCGAAAGAACTGTGTACAATCACATGAAACATCACTTTCAACCTTTAGTGCAAAAAACTGCGGCATACGAAGTAGCATTAGCGGCAGGTCAAGAAATTCAGTTATTGCGTTCTAATGCAGAAAAATTAAACGGTAAACTAAGTGAACTATTAGATGAAGGTACAGTTCATGAAGATGGTTTTGTTAGAGATGCGGTAATACTTCACAAGGAAGTAAGAGAAACGGTAAAAGACTTACTTCGCTTCCAAGACCAATGGGGGGCTAAAACTGATAATCAACAAGTTAATCAAACTATTAATGTTCTACAGATAGAACTTAGTAAAGAAAGCCCGGAAACTTGGACAAGAATTAGAAAGCAGTTAGCCGAAAACATGGGGGTAGAATAATGCCAATGATGGGTCGTGGTTCGGATACTAGAATGTACTCGCCAAGAAGCGAGTCTTCTCACATGTATGGTTCGGCTAACGAAGATGGTGGTAAATACAGTCCTACATCTCCCGAAGATGCTGATAAGCGTAGGGAAGAAAAACAAAGAAAGGATGAGGAAAGGAGAACAAAACTCAAAGATATTAAACATATCAAAATAAAACCATCACAAGGGTTGGGTAGTGGTCCTAAATTACCTACAGAAGAAGGATTAGATGATGGTAATAAGCGTGATGATGAGCGTGAAATTTCACTTCAAGGTGGACCGGCAGGTAGTCGTGGACATTTACTTGATATGGCTACAGGTGCAAAAACAGGCACAGGTTCAGCGATGGGTACGGGTAATTCCGCAGTTAGAACAGGCGAGCCAATGAAAGATGCTTGGTCTACATTGTTGAAAGCATCTGTAGAAGATTTAATTCAAGAGCGTGACCGATTATTAGAGTCGGGTCTTAATCAAGAGGCAAAACAATTTGACCGAGTTATTCAACAAATGATGCGCCCCGACCAACAACAACAAAAATTAGTGGAAAATTTAGGTATACCTTCTGCAAGATTACTTATGCCCGAACTTGGAGATGAAGAATTAACAGCCATGGGTACAGAAATGATGTATGAAGGTAAACAAAATCCCGATTATATTGAAATGCAACGCAGAATGGATGAATACGACCCTCAAACAAGGCAAGAATTTATGAGGAATATTAGTCGTATGGCTCGTCGTATGCCACAAATAGAAGAAAACCGACAACTAGCACAACAAAATTTAGAAAGTTTAGAAGCGGCTGACCCAACCAAATTCTTTGCAGACCAACAAGTTATGACAGGTGAACCGATGGAAATGGCTTGGCGTTTGTTAAAGCGTGAAACTCCAAAAACTATACAGGCTCGCCGTCGCCGTGAAGCAAGGCAAAATTTTAGACCATCTACAGGTCAATTCAAGAAACCACCCGGCGGTCAGTCCGGCGGTGCAGGTGCCACCATGCGTAGATTCAAAGCAAGAATGCGTGGCATCAAAGGTGGTAAAAGAACAGGTTTGATGAAACCTCATTTGTCTGTTGAGATGAGCCACCGTGGTATTGCTACTAAGCAACCTATGAGTAAAGACCCACAAAAGTATCGTCAGTATATGGGGCAACAAGAAGCACAAAAAATTCTTGGTGGAATAAGAAATACATATTCACCTCACGCAAGACATAGTGCAAGAAGTTTCCAAGCCGGTCCTACCGGTGGTGGTAGACTGACAGGTATGTTACCGGGTCAAGCAGGGCAAATGAGGCAACCATCTTTGGCTAATTTAAGTAGGCCACGCAGACCTCGTATGCCTCGTATGCCTCGTATGCCTCGTATGCCAATGGCACCACAAATGCCTATGATGCCACCCGCACCTCCTGCACCTATCATGACAAGTGAGGATACTCCTTCACAAATTATGATGAGTGCTGATAGAACCGAAAGTGAAATTCTCAAAGCAAATAGACATGCTAGAAAATTAGAAATGTTAGAATTAATGCGTAGATTAATTGATTTACAAAAGAAAAGAAATAAATTAATGAAATATGTCCAAGGGGGAGGTTCTGCTTTTGAAAATGGTCATGTACCAACTCACCCTGCCGGTGTTCAACAACATGAAGATGAAGATGAGAAAAATGATGGACCGACACAGAATTTAGAAACAAATTCGAGTCGTTTAGGTCTTGACCCTGCGGGGCATTTATCCGGTAAGAGGGGGCATTTCGGTTGATTGGTGTTAAACCCTATTCACTTTACAAAGCGTGGAGTATGATAGGTTACACTCCGCAAGGACCGACAATGTTTCGTAACCCACCGGCACCACATTTCAAACCCCCACAAAATATGGATTTACCTTTGTTTGCTCATGATGGAAGAGGGAAATCTTTGGTAGGTGAATGGTCAACTGGGGAACACGGAGAACAACTCTACAATACTGAACTTGGTGCTTTTCAACACGGTATAGATGCTTTAGCGAGTCATTTAGGGAATTTTTTACGAAGGCAGGGTATTAACAGAAATCCGGTAGATGTAATCAATCAAGCAATAAAACAATTCAATGCTACACATACAGATAAGGCTCATCAGTTACCTATGTTCGATAATATGGCTTGGAGGAAACTAAGAGCCGGTATGTTACCACCGGGTGACGGGGATAGAGAATCAGCCACAAGACCAACTAGAACTCATAATAATACTTTAATTACGACTTATACAAATAAAGACGCTAAACATACTCCATTTGGTAGATTTATGGAATCTTATGCAATACCTTTCCATCAACAATTACAACATGTATTAGAAGATGAACATGCTGTAGAAGAAGATACATGGAAAAAACATACATGGTTAAAATTTCCATATATTTACGCACACTTCACCGTTCCTAATGTTATAGATGAAAACGGACATATTCGTGCTTATGTTAGAAGTAATCATCAAGAACATCCCGGTCAAGTTACTTCAAAAATGATGGGTGGCGCACCGGCAGATTACTTTGGAGATATACAAAATGTACACACATGGGAAACTTTACACCATTTACCCGATATTTTCTTTTATCCTAAATTAAATCAACACGGACAGAAAGGTGGTGCAACACCTACTGATTTATACCAAGCCGCACACTCCATGATAGACCAAATAATGGATAAAGGAATAGAACACATACCGGATATTAATGTTACTTACAATCAATCCGGTAAACTAACTCAACCCGATATGGTTCAAAGACCGTTAAGAGAAGTCTTACAAACACCGGATATGCGTGAAGCACTAATCAAAGATTTAGGACATGCACCCGCTATGATGTATTTGTTTGGCAGAAGTTTTCAAGGAGATTTCAAAAAATTATACAATCTTATGATGGAAAATTACGGTACAGGGGAAGATGGTATATCACATGAGGACCACATGAGGTATCTTCAAGCGGGAGAAAAAGGTGGTAAAGGATTACATACTACTGCCGGTAAAATTATGGCTCTTGCTCGTAAATCGGGCGTTGGAGAAAATGAGAGTAGAAGTAAATTTGGTGACCATCAAATTACATCCGAAGAACTAAAAACATTAGGAATTAAACATCACAATGAAACTGCACTAGGTCAAGTAGACAGGTATCGTGGGATAATCGAAGCCTTAGCCGACCATCAAGCAAGTGCTAGAGGTCATAATGTAAAAATGGGAATTGGTGATATACCAACTGAACCAATGCAAAATCTTGATATTTTTGGATACCCCGAAGAGGGTGCTAGTATGGGTATGGAAGAACACATGTCACCATATCTCCATGATATGAGTGATTATGCGCCGAGTGAAGGAATGCCCATTCCACCTCAATCTACACCTCCTGTATCAGTAGATGCACCTCCTAGTTCCGCCGGAAACACAGGCATGTCTGCCCCCTCCCCGGCTCTACCTCTTCCGGTTTCTCAACCCGGCGGAACACCTTTAACTCCAAGTCCGGCGGTTGCTGTAAGGCGACCACCACTATCTTTACCGCAACAGTTCCAAGAGCGCAGACCGCAAGTAGCATCTTTCGACCCTGCACAGTTTAGACAGTTTTTAGGTGCTAGAGAAGGACCATCGGAACTATCCGAACTCGAACAAGCACAACAAAGGGCATTAGCCGACCCACGACAACAACTTCTTACTCAATATATGAAATCCGAAGATTCTCATTTACCGATTATGGATAGAACATTGAAGGCTTTGGAAAGAATGCAATTTCATGAGGCTAGTTTGGATAGTGGAATAAATCACGGCGCAGTTTTTACTGATGCAGGGCAAATAGCCAAACATGTAGGTCTTACAAGTAGTGAAGTTAATTCTATAAACGAATCAATGGGTGATTGGCACAAGATAGCAAAAGCATATCATGTACAACCTAAAGTGGTAAAAGTAATTAAATTAAATATGAAGTGATAGTATGACTAAAATTCTTGTTAAAAAATCCGCACCTAAAGGTGTGTTAATTAAAAAGAAAGTAGACCAACAACTTCCAAATGACCAAGGTTTATTTCAAACACCGGATAGGGGTAAATCTTTAATGGATTTTGCTAGAATTGCCTTCGGACCAAGAAGAAAAAAAGCAACTAGTGAGTTTGGTGCTGATAAACCCGGTATTAAACCAACAGCAAGATTAGCCGCATTTGCAGGTATGGGAGGTAAAGCAATTGCAGGTCTTGGGGCTATAAATGAAACTATGAATGCTATGCAAGGTGGTAATATGACCGCACCATTAGGTATAGGTTATTCTTATGAAAGACTTGACCCAACAGGAAGAATGATTAGTGATTATGCCGACCCTACTTTATCTCATAAACCTGTAAAATTAGATAATACACCACCGAAAAAAGCAAGTGTTGATGCGTTTTTAGACCCACGAAATAGTCATACTAGAGGACCAACAGGACCACCTATAAGACTACCACCATCAACTTCCTATCCCGAAGGAGAACTTATTTCTCAAGATGACCCTCGTAATCAACCTTCGACAAAACCTATGAATTACGATAATACACCTTATACTCAAATGTTAGAGGCAGGTAAAGGTATGAGTCAGCGACAGGCTAATAATATATTGACGCATGGTCAGCCCCCTTTTCAGCCTTTTGTACCCGATAGACCCTCACCCGTTAAAGTTCCACCTAACCATGTTCCGGGTGCTGTAGCGAGTAATGTAACTCCTATGCCTGTATCTCAAATGCAACCACCGGGTTATCCGCCTAACCAAATGCAAAGTATTCCCCTTCCCCATCAAGTACCCCCTGTAAAAACTCAAGAGCAAATAAGGGCAGAAGCAAATACAACTTTGGGGCAACAAGCACCTACACAACCTATACATCAATCTATGTCACAACAAACTACCGCACCTGTGGAAAATGTTCCTCTTCCCGGTCAAACACCACAAGGACCACAAGGATTCGCCCCAATACCGGGTAACTTTCAACAAGATATGATGAATGACCCAAACAAACCGCAAAAGTCATTCGTTACTGCACTTACTGAAAAGTTAGGTGCTGATGTAGTTTACAAAATGTCACCCCATGAAATAGGAACATTCGCCGCATACACTTTACTAAAATTGAGATGATACTATGAGCGAAAACATGGAACAGTTTATCCTAGATATGGATAGAAAGATGGCTGAAAAGTCATTTAAGTTCTTTTTTACAGATATACTTGGCTTTCATTATAGTAAACATCATGAGATGTGGGATGAAGGTTTGAAGAGTCAAAGATACTATTGCGTTAAAGCAAGTCGTGACCACGGTAAATCTACTTTGTTTATGTCGTATGCTTTATGGATAGCCGCTTATAATCCCGGTACTCACATCATGATTTTCTCTCACTCATTAGAACAGACACTTGAACACATGAGATTTATTCGTAATAGTATAGAAAGTGCAGATATACTTAGACATCTAAAACCCGAACAAGGTAGACCGTGGGCTAAATCTTACTTCGAGTTTACCAACGGTAGCCGTATCATGGCTAAGTCGGTTGGTGGTGCTACTCGTGGTTTCCACCCGGATGTAGTTGTATGTGATGACATCTTGTGGGGTACTACAGGTGGAGAGTTACAAAGAGCCGCCGATTGGTTCTATGGTGTATTACTTCCGGTACTCCACCACACCGCACGATTGATGATGGTCGGTACACCGTTTAGTTACAATGACTTGTATGCTGAACTTGAAGAGAAAGAAACTTTCACTGTAGAAACATATCCTGCAATCAATGCTGAAGGTGTAGCCCTTTGGCCGGAAAGATGGAATCTTGAGGCACTTGAACAACGGCGATTATCAATGCCCGCTATACAATTTAGCCGTGAGTATCTGTGTGAACCTATTCACGATGTAGCGAGTATGTTCCCTGCTACTATACTAGATGCGGCTCGTGATAAGGACTTAGTGTTACTCGATAGGGCTGATACTGAATTCGATGAAGAGGGTAATCCGGCAGGTGTCTTTGGGCAACATTTCATCGGTTGGGATACTGCGATTGCATCCGATAAAAACGCAGACTACACCGCTATGTTAGTTCTTAGAACACCACCGGGAGATAACCTAAAACAAATCGTGGGTATAGTACACGAAAAAGGTCTTGGTGGTGCGGCACAGAAAAAACAAATTTTACTGTTAAATAACAGGTTTCAACCGGACTTGATTGAACTTGAAGGTAACAACTTTCAGCGTATGTTTGCGGCTGAACTCCAAGATATGAGGGGAGATATACCGATTCGTACATTTATGACAACACGCCAAAGAAAAGAGAGTATGTTCATGTCACTTCTCATGGCGTTTGAGCAAGGACAAATAAAAACTCCATACGGTGATGAGCGAAGTCGTGAATTTACACACAAGTTAGAATCCGAGTTAAACAGATTTGGTATGCAGAAGAATGGCAAACTAGAATCTGTAGGAACTCATGATGACTTGGCTATGGCTTTGGCTTTGGCTAATTGGGGAACAAAAGAATTCAAAGGTTCAGTAGTGCTTCTTGATGATGTGCTACCGGGCTTTGATGAGTGGATAACAGGGAAACCACACAGAAATTATGGAAAAAATGATTGGGTGATACCGTGAGTTGTGAATGTGGACATTGTATTGGAATGGATAGTGCGTTTGATTTTTTAGAAAAGAAACTATGCCCCGCAGGTAAAGCGGCGGCAAAGCGTAAATTCAAAGTTTATCCGTCAGCCTATGCAAACGGCTGGGCTGTGCAATACTGCCGTGGTAAGTTCAAGAAAAAGGGGAAGAAAAAATGAAACTTAAAAAAGATAAATGTTGTTGTGGTGGAACTAAAAAAACACCATGCGTATGTATGATAGAAGGTAATCAATGTTCTGCATCTGCACCTAAATGTCCATGTTATGCATTAATGGATAAACAGAAAAACATTAGAAAAATGGTTGCAGTAAGGTGAGTAGATGACCAAAGTATTAATCCGCAAGAATTTGAACCGATGGTTCAAAGAAAAGTGGGTTGATGTTAGTCGTAAAGACAAGGATGGTAAACATCCACCGTGTGGTAGGTCAAAAGCCAAAAAAGGTAGTAAAGGTTATCCAAAGTGTAGACCGAGTGTAAAAGTTTCAAGTAAAACTCCAAAAACTTCCGGCTCAATGTCCGAAGGACAAAAGCGAGCCGCTACAAAAAGAAAGCGAGCCAAAAAACAAGGAGTTGGTGGTAAGCCTACAATTGTAAAAGAAGATTTCATCAATGACCCTATGAGTGATTTTAACATGATGATGGCTTTAGAAGATGAGGCGTATAAATTGGCTGAATTAAATATGCCTTACTCTCGTCAAATATATCCAAATCGTGATGAATATGAAGATGCTTTAGAAATAGAAGGAGAATATCAACTCATGCAGATGATGACTAATCCTAAGTATGCACCTTTAAGAGAAAGATATATGCAAAGTATTCCAAAAATGACTGAAACAGATGGTTTTACTCAAGATTTTATTGATACTTACAAAGGCAATCCAATAGAAATCGCATTTAGATTATTAAAAGCACCACGCATTCCTCGTAAGAAAGGGCAACCTGCGGGTTCAAAGAAGCACTCCGACTTGTATACTGATGAAAATCCAAAAGGAACTATACATAATTTAGGATTTAAAAATCCACAAAAAGCAAAACAGTCAGTTAGTAAAATCAAAAACAGTAGTAGAACTCATGCTCATAAAACTCAAGCGGCTATAGCCATGGAACAAAGAGCAAGAGAAATGGGTAAAAAGCAAGAAGCAGGTATATATCGTAGATTCATAGAGCAACAGAAAAAGAAAACAAAGGAGATGAAGAAAATGAAAGATGATGATAAAAAGAAAAAGAAAGGCATGGTAGTAGTAATTGCAGTTGGGGGTAAACCTCCAAAAGCACCTACTAAGACTATGGATGCTGATGATAAGAAAAAAGCATTCAATGACGCTTGGAATACATTAAATAGATAGGACAATTAGGTGGTCAATATGTGGGGTAGTGCTTTACTCGGTGACGAGTATGATTTAAGCGTATACCCTGCTGATGATTTAACTAAAAGTGTTATATCAAATTTATCTCAACATCCTAATTTTATAATTAATAAAGCACCTATACAAAAAACTTCGAGTTTATTTTCTAATGATAATATTAAGTCTTATAGTTTTGCACCTAATGGTGATGGATGGTTAGAAAGTACATACGGCAAAGATGCTAATTCTATAATTCGTATGTGTAGAAAAATGCGTAGATTAGATAAAAATAATCGTGAAAGTATTGATTCTATAATTGATGATGTTCGTACAATAAAATCTATGGAAATAGAAGCCACTATAGGTAATCTTTCATGGAGTGAAGGTTTAGAAGATGTAATAAAAAACATAGGACTCAATGATAGAAATCTTAAGGCTTTACGCAAATTTGGTGAAACACGCTCACTATCTTTACAAAAAGCGTGTCAATTATATCTTAAATCTATGACTGTTCTAAATATTCTAAATGATAATATTGATTGGGGTATGGATGAACAAAAAGAATGGGCTAACGCTTTACAACTAAAAAAAGATGCTCGCAAGATGTGGTCTAACACATTACATCAAATAGATTCACTTACAAAAACCGATAAGCAAACTCTTAATTTTATTTCGGAAGAGTTGACAAAATCCGGTCCACTTAGTAGTCGAGAGTTAGTTCGTAGAGGTGTTGGTATTATCTCTAAATCTGTTACTCCAACAAAAGTAGGAATGTTACTCAAAATGTATGGTGAAGAAGTAGATATTTACAAAAGTAGCAGTAGAGGTGATTTTGTTAAATTAGATACTCATGGTTTAATCATAAAAGATATATGGGCTTATGCGGCAGGTTTTCTTGATGCTGACGGAAGTATATTTATCACTGAAAGAGGTGAACCAAGAGCCACTTTTATCGCTACTGGTGATAGAGGTCGTTTACAATGTGAAGAATTACATAAAGCGATAGGATGTGGTCGTTTAGTATTAAATCAAAGAATTCATAAAAAGAGTGTAAGAAGTCAACACCGGCTTATATTCTCATCAAAAGATGATTTAAGACAATTGTTAAAAGGTATTTTACCTCATTTAAAAATGAAATCGTTGCAAGCAAAGGCTGTTTTATCCTTTGTAGATGAAAAAGACAAAATGAGAAAGAATGAATTATATCGTTTAGTTACATATAACAATTGGAAAGACGATAAGAAAAAAGCCGATAGTTTCTTGAGTAAATGGAACTTGGATGTAGATACAATAGGTAGTTATGCGGAGAGTTTGTAATGGCGGATGATGATAGTAGAATAAGTCGGTTTCTTTCGACATTAAGTAAACCATTCAAGCGTAAGTCATCTCCTACACCTACTATGCCGCTTTGGACAAGTGGTATTCAAGAGCCTGTAATGGCACAAGGAATTACAATACCTGCTCTATATGCTGTGAGTACAGAATGTTTAATTCTTAGAACAGTTCTTTCTAAACTTAGACAAGAGATGTTTAGAAGAGGATATTATTGGGAAAAGCGATTTCATAAGAAATGTACTCAATGTGATGAAGAGTTCAGTCATGATGTAGAAACTTGTGAAACATGTGGTGGTGAAGTTAGAGGACCGGAAACAGAAGAATTGGTTTATGCCAAATGGTTACTTAAACAAGAAAACAGTATGGAACAACAATTTTTACATATTTTACATGAGTTAGAAAACGATTTAAATATTGTAGATGATGCATTCTTAATATTTGTAAAAGAGTATTATATTGACCCCGAAACTAAAGAAGTATCATTTTACCGTGTAAAAGAAATGATTAGAGGTGACCCAATCTTTATGCGAATAGTTGCAGATAAAAGAGGGGTTAGAGGTGGTCGTTACAAAACCTGCTTAATCCACCGTGACCAAGTTAAGACACATGCCGAGGATGACAAGTGCGAGATATGTGGTAGCGATTTACACGATGTACATTATGTTAATATGGCAGGTAGTGGTAAAACACAATACTTTGTTGAAGGTGAAGTTTTACATTTAAGTAAATATAACCCATCTAAATTATATGGCCGTTCACCGGTAAACACAATGTGGCGGCAAGCCATGACTCTAACAGCGATGGATAACTACATGTATACTGCATACCAAAAGCGTAGAATGCCAAAAGGTATTATTTCTGTTACTACTGATAATCTTGAGTCAATGAAATCGTTTTGGAAATCTGTAGATGAAAAAATGGAAAGGGACCCACATTATGTACCTAAAGTTGGTATAGAATCTAGCACAGGTAGAGGTGGTGTAAATTGGGTCAAGTTTATGGATACGCTTGAAGAAATGCAATATATTGCTGTTCGTGATGAAATAAGAAATAGAATAGCCGCATATTTTGGTGTATCAAGTATTTTTATGGTAGACAATGGTAAGTCCGGTGGTCTTAACAATGAAGGTCTACAGATTCTTGTTACCAATCGAGCAGTAGAGTTTGGACAAAAAATCTATACTGATGTATTATTCCCTAAGATTCTAAAGCAAATGGGAGTGTTTGATTGGAAATTAACTCTTTATCCAAATGAAGAAGAAGACGAAATTACAAGACTACGCCGAGATGAGCAAGAGTTGAATGTAGCGCAAAGAATGGCTCAACTAGGATTTGTACCGGAATTAGTTAATGGTGATACTAGTAATGATATTAAATTTGTTTATCGTAAACCTAAACCCGAAGAACAACAACAAGGCGCACCATCTCCGGGTGGCGCACCACCAATGATGCCTCCGGGTGGAGGAAGAATGCCTCCGGGTATGATGGGTGGAATGCCTCCGGGTATGATGGGTGGAATGCCTCCGGGTGGCGCACCAATGATGCGAGGAATGCCTCCGGGTATGCCACAAGGTAATATGCCAATGCCGCCTCCACAACCCGGCGGTCAAGGTGTAGGAATACGCAACCGTGGTCCTGCCGCACCCGAAAGAAGAACCTCACCGGGTAGTGGCGCACCTGTAACTAGTGTACAACAAAGAGGGCCACCACCATCCCTTGGACAACAGAATGTAAACACTATGCAAAATGCACGAAGATTTAGAGGGGCATAAGAAACGCTTTTAACATAGTAGTATGTGAGATAGGTAGGGAAGAAGATGGAATTAAAGAAGATGCACCCAATGGCAAGAAAACTTGAACAAGCCCAAAAGGGATTTTTAACTGCTCTTGAGAGTGACAATGCGGAAGTAGCAAAACAACACCTAACAGAAGTACAAAAGTTAGCAGACTTCCTTGCAGATGACCTAAATACAGTTATTGCAAAATCCGAATCTGCTAAGGGTGTAAACGATATTTATGCAGGTGGAGTGCCTGTATTAAAGTTTACAGAAGGAAGAGGTAGAGTAGGTTCCATCGAAGGGAAAAGACTCCCCGGTTCCATTACTACAGGAATTAGAAAGTCTAATTTTACCCCTACCACTGGTACATTTGGCCGCTATACTAATTGAGGTCTTAAAATGACAGAAGATAACTCCGAGCGTTTAGTAAACGCTTTGATTACTAAAATGGAAGTTATGGATAATAGTATAGAATTACTAAAGCAAGAAAATCAGCGTTTGAAGAATTTACTTAATAATCCTCAAACATTACTAAGAAAAATGGGTATGGTAAAAACTACCACACCTTTTACCGAGGATGTACAAAATGACCCATTTAGAAATGACCTTAACGATAATAGTATTCTAAAAGGAGAAAACTCATTTATTCCACAAACTAATGAAGAATTCCATAATATGGATTGGGATGAAATTCATGAGTTAGCAAATAAATCTAAAGAAAAAGAGATGATTCAATGAAGCCAAGATATGAAGAAATGAGTTACGAAACCACAGTTATGCTTGAAAAAGCAAAACAAATGAACGACAGACTAAATAGAATAGAGAAAGAGATGACTCTACCACTTTCAGCAGGTACACCTAGAACTTCAAAAAGAGGTAAAATGCAAAGGATGAGAACACCTCGTGAGGGCATGCGTGAAACTGGTGAGATGCCTCTTCCGGGTACCGGTGACGATGCAGGTATGGCTCAAAAAGCAGATTGTGGTTGTGGTAAAAAACCATGTGAATGTAAAGATTGTCCTAAGTGTGGTTCTAAAATGGAAAAAGGTAGTTGCATGAAGATGGGATGCGACAAGATGGCTAAGGCACAACCGGGATTTCCAGCAGAAAAAATTACTGATGTTAATCCTCACTTTGTAGCAGAATCCGGTGGTCAAACAAAAAGCGGTTACTTTACCACTAATGGTAAAACCATAGAAACCGAAGATGCTAAACCAAAGAGAAAGAAACATGACTCTAAAGTGAATATGGAAAGACTATCATCAAGACAAAACCCGCACTCCGATACCGGAGTCGTTAGAGAAGAAAGTTTTAATTGAGGTGATTTTGTGAAACCAATAGCGGTTAGAAAAGCAAATATCAACTCTAAACTTAGAGAAGCGGGAGAAGCGGGAATACCAATAGTATGTAGAAAATGTGGTGGCACAAATACTTCGGGTTGTAAATTACATCAAGGTATGGATATACACGCATGTCCTTTATTTGAACCGCTATCATAGGCGGTGAAAAAATGCTACAAGATTTCTACATTCGTAAAAATGATTTTGTTATTTCACTTTACGATGGTTTAGATTTATCTCGAACTGCCGCAGAATATATCATGGCGTGGGAGTCTTTAGAAAAAGCCCCTAAAGATTTATTTTCTTTAAATCTTAAAGATACTGCTGAAACAATAATTAAATTTGATAAAAAAGAAGGTGCAGGATATTTATTAGCATCTAAACCTACTTTTGGTGAACCAACAAATCATGTTTGGGCTGACGGTATGATTCGTAGAGAGGGTAGAGGTCACTCAATATTTCCAACTTATAGGGCAGATGCTAAGTCATCTTACACTGATTCTCATTTTCCATATCACGAAATGAACCATCCATTAAGACAAATAAATCACGCAACAGGTTTACCCAATATGTTAGAGGTACTTAGGTCGTTTGCACTAGGCGGTGCAAGTACTCAAGAAATGGAGATGGAGAAAAAGTGGTATAAGATTATGACGGAAAAAAATAGTCCTTTAGTTACTGGTTTCAAAAGCGGTTCAACTACTATACCTATACTTGGGGATATTAATACACCGGGAACTGTAGCACAACATCAACATCATTTATATGAAAGGGACTATAGAAGATGGAAGAAGGGAAATGCTGATTTAGAAACAGAACTCCAAAGTAAAGGATTGAAAGGTAAAGAATTAGAAAGTGAGTTACGCCATAGCCACTTTGATGATAAAGTCAAAGAGTGGACAAGTGAAGAAGGAGAGTTAGGTTTAGATGGTTTTATGTATGGACTCGAATGGTTTACACCGGAAGAAAGAGATTCTGTTGAAGAACAGTTACACGAAGGTATAGATAATAAATCAACACTTACATTACCCAACGGTGAGAAAATACCTACTGCTAGACTAGCAGTAAATAATTTACTTAGAAGAACACCCGAAATGAATTTTATGCTTAGGTCAAATCAAAATTTTGGTCGTAACGCTCATTATCGAAATCAGTCTAATGAAGATGATTACTCACAAGGTGAAAATAGATTTATCCGTAGTGCTTTAGGTGAATCAGTTCATAATCAAAATGATTTGTTAGATTACCCTATTGCTGACTATATATTAAGTGAAATTAATGAAAAATACGCTGTTGATGATAAAAAACCATTACAGGTTTTACCATCACTTGGAATCCATAAAACAAAACCTAAAGATAAATATACTTATCAAGACCTACAAAGAGCATCTAAACACAAAAGACTCTCTATGGAAGATTTACTTTTCTTAGCAGGATTTGACCCTAATACTAAACAATTAATTGAGAATCATCCTATACATGGTAAAATGGATGGACCAATTATTGATTTACCAACGCTAGAAAAAACACAAGAATACGCACAACGCAACGGAACAGTTCAACAGTTAGCAAAAGAAATGGTAAACGATTTAGCATTTTTAAAATCTCCACATGGTCCTCATCCCGATGAAGAAAAACAAGAGTTTTGGGAAACAGACCCGGATGGATATACATACGGTCCGGGTAAATTTTACTCTTCATTATACAATAATATGCCCGGAATGAATGTATCACCTGCTACATGGATTGACTTTTTGCACTCTATGTCGCATAACAAAGATGACTCTATCATGTTCCAAACAGACCCTACTAATAACCAATTTTGGATGCCAAACCAAGAAAACACTATTTTAGGAATGCACTTTAGTCCACTCTTTTCACAAGAAATAGGTAGTTTTGATACTAACAAAATGAATTTTTCTTTTACCCACGAAAAAATGCCTTTACAAAACATATTCTCACCATTCGGAACAAGTAAAAAAAGTAGTTTGAGTGAAAAAAATAACTATACTGAACATAAATCTGCAATTAATCCTATGTATGAATATGCCATGAGAACAGCATCTCCTGCATTTAAACGACAATTAGATTCATTCAATCAACACTTATCACCACACACATCAAGCAATCCTACATTTGCTCAAAGACCGGAATCTATGTATGGTAGTAGTCCTAGTGATAGTAGATTACATGAAAGAGCGGTTAAAGCACAATTACATAATACATTTTTGAATAGAGTAGGCCATCCATTTACTCCACCAAAAAAAGCCATAGGACAACTTAAAGATTTTTTAACAGGAGATTTAACACTATCAGCAGGTCTTGACCTTCAAGAATTCAAAGATTATGTAGGGTGGGATTCAAAATCTAACACTTATAGTAGTGTTAAAGATATTATAGAAACAGGTGACTTTCCAATAGTTAGATTAGTAAATTCCATTAGTAAGATACTCAACACAACAGATGGTAGAAAGATTAACGACTTCATGGAAAGTTTATCTGTTGATAAAAATAATGAAAACTATAAACAATTACATGATTATTATATGGATAATTTTGATTTTAATGTTAATGATAAAATAAATTTAAATGATGCTAATAGTGGATTACAAAGTATAACATCTAAATTCCATCAAAGAAAATTAGATAATAAGAAAAGTAGAAGTTATAAACCTAAAACAAATCCTAGTGAAGTTATACAATCTATTCTAAGATTTGGTGGTAGTTCTATTTCTACTGAAAAAGAAAATAGGATTAGAGAAACCATTGACTCAATAAATGAAATGATGATGAATCCCGATTTGTCACAAGAACAAGTGATGGGTTTAAGAGAAGATTTACAAGATGCTGTAACTCAATTAAATAGAGTTCAACAATCAACAAAACAAAAAGACAAACCTAGTTCTCATTGGAAAATTAATGCTAAACAATATTTAGATATGTTACAATCCCATCATGATACAATAGTAGATTATGCTAAAAATGTAATGATACCATTAGTTATTGAACAACAACCCGATGCTTTCGACCCTAGTAACCCTGTGCAGTTTATACATAATGTACAAAAGTTATTGGCTGATACCCAAAAGCATATTTTAGCAACCGACAATCATGACTTGTCACCTGTAACTTATGGAATAGATTACAATGTAGTTAATCAAAAACCTAAAAAAGTAAACGAACATAAGTCTATTGCTAATTACTTGTTAAATAATGGTGCAGAAATAGATGGTAATATGTCTATTGATGAAGTAATTAATAAATTAAATTTAGAAAAAACTCCATCCATGAAAGAGCATATCGCTAATATTATTAACGAATCTTCTATGAGGCAACAACCTTTATTCGTTTCTACAGTAGGAAATTTACTTACAAGTGGTGCTTTATCAAAAATAGGAAATACCGATATATCTCATTTACATACTTCTAATGATGAAATCATGGGTACTAAATATGATGAATTAAACAGTAATGATAAATTTCATCATGATTTACATAATTCAAATTTACATAACGCAATAGGTATTGCACAAAAAAGAGCAAGAAAAGAAAATGAAAATTGGAAAGCAAATCCAATACACTCTTTATCTCAATCGTTAAACCATGTTCTTAGTACACAACATTTTGGTCAATCAATGCAAAATAGTGGATTAGAGTTTTTCCATGCTAGAGATTTTGATGCTCATGGTGCAAAAGACATGGGTAAAGGAGTTAAGAAAATTACCGCTACTACTAGGAATAACTTGGACTCTTTAATTGTGTTAGATGAAAGAAAATTGATGGATGATAGAGGTGATGTGTTAGACAGTGCATTTGAAGCACCTACAACCGAAACAGTTGCTAGAGCAGGTTTAGGTACACATTCTAAAATAGGTAAAGTAAATCCTACTAATGCATCTATGTATAATATATTTGGTGTAGGGGATATTCATGAAGGGTTTGTAGCAGAACCATCTTTTGGTATTGAAACTAATACACAGGGTGAACCGATAGTTGGAGAGTATACTCAGCCGGGTTTTTATCCAAGAGTAAGTGAAGAAGCGTTGAATACATTGTTTGGAGAAGAAACTATACAACAAGTACTACCAAATTTACCACCACCACAAAATACTCTTTCAGCACATCAAGGAGTAAATATGGATACTTACTTATCTCCATCGGATGACCCTTCAACAATCGCTATGAGTGAAGTTTCTACATATATCTCATCTCTACTAAATCCCGATGTATTATTGATGAAGAGTGACGATGTTAAATGGTCACCCCCCATTAGACCAATGCATCGTATTTTTGAGTTAAGTGATTTACATCATCTAAGAGGTTTTAGTGGTTCTTGGGTTGTAAGTAAATGGTATGATGGAAAAAGAGTTATCATAGTAAGTGAAGATGAAGTAATTACTACATACGATGAAAATGGTAAAAAAGTAGGATTGAAAAAATCATTTAAAGAAAATCTTTCAAAGTTAAATAAAAGAGATTATGTTATAGATGGTATTTTAGGTGAAGAAGAATTAAACATAATAGATATTCTAAATTATGATGCTAACAATGTAAGTGATATGACCATGTTTGAAAGAATGAAATTATTGAGAAGTCAATTTGATAGTCATGAAAATATAATTATTCCGGGTCCACATGATACTAAAATGACAGACGAAGAAGGTTTAGATGAAACAGTTTCTAATTTACAAGAGGAACATGAAATAATTTTACTAAGAGATGGTAAATCTACATACATGAAAGGTGAAAGACGACACCCGAAATGGATGCTACTTAGGAATACTAAAGACTACAACTTCATAGTTTTAGATGTTAAAGGTAATAATTCACATACTTATAGATTAGGTGCAGGACCAATATTAGACGGTTCAAAACTAGGTAATAGAGCAGTAGAAGTAAATGGACAAGAGTACATGGACATAGGAACAATACATAATCAAACAGATTCATACAAAGTGGGAGATGTAGTTAGAGTATCTATTACAGGAGTAACTAAAAAAACTCGTGGTGGAAGAAATGTCTTCAATGTACAGATGAAGCAAATAACTGGTAAAGGTGATGGTGAAGGTGCGGCTAGTGCTGAATCTTTAGATATACTTACTAAATCTTTGAGTCCTATTTTAGTTCCACACGATATAGAGTATGATAATAATAAATTAAAAGTTATACTAAAAGATATAGATACTGTAGAATATGATGTTGTGGAATACGGTAACCTATGGTATTTGGAAAGTCCTTCTACTGCATTGAGTGGTATGCTAAAGTCAAATTATCCTATTACATTAGCAGAAAGTATGTACCCATATTGGGGTGCCGTAGCACCACTTATGTTTAATGGTCATTTAGTAAAAAGAGATGTGTTAGATGAAAAACCCCCAAGTCGTAAACGCCAAGATAAACAATCAGCAGGTATTTTAGATGCAGATGATGATAACCGGTTACTCAAACCAACTACTAAGAAAGCATTAGAAATAATATCTCGTGCTTTAGACCAACTTTCTAAAGAAAAAATGACATGGACAGGACCAAAAGGGCTTGGTATAGATATGGCTACACCTATAGAATCACCAAGTGGTCCGACTCGTTTGGCTAACGAAGAAACTATGCCGGATTATGATGGTAGAAAGCGTAGTGACGAAAAAGAAATTGAGCCTAAAAGTAATCATAAAGGAAAAAAACCCATTAAACACATAGATGTTAAACAAAATACTTCGCAGTTGTCCGATTTTAATAAAGTAGGTTGATTTCTTTAACACATAAAGTATCAGTTTACTATAAGTAGGATGACAGTAAGTTGTGTAAAATGATGCTAACCTTACAGCGACCATCCACAGGGCTATCTGTCCTAAAGAGTGGTAGCGATTTGATTGTAGCGGGATACGCATCTGTAGAACTTGTTGATAAGCAAGGAGATTTAATTACTCGTGGTGCATTAAAGAATGCATTTGATGGTTTTATGAAGAGTGACAAGTACCGAAATGTACAATTGGCTCATTCTAATATACAAGTTGGAGAAGTTATAGACAGTTATGTTGACTCCAACGGGAGAATGTGGAAGTCCGAAGTAGACGACACAGGAATGTTTGTAGTATGTAAACTACGAAACGACATAGAAAAGGCTCGTGAAGTAGCCGCAGAAATACGCAAGGGTAACTTGCAAGGATTTTCCATTGGTGGACAGGCTTTCAAGCGTGTTAGAAAGGCTGATGGAGAACATGGAGAATACCAAGAAATTAGTAAAATGGAACTCCACGAAATTACAATTTGCGAAAAAGGAATTAACCCGGAAGCGCAATTTAGAATTTTAAAAGAAGATGTGAGTAAAATGACAGATATAGACAATGACCTAAACGCAGTAATGAACAGGCTAGAAGCAAGACTTGACGCTATGGAGAAAGGTGAAATTCCACCTCAACTCCGAGAGCATATCAAGGGTAAGAAAGATGATTCCGACGACAAGAAAGAAATGAAGGATGATAAGATGAAGGCCGAAGAAGAAAAGAAAGAAATGAAGGATAAGAAAGAAGACAAAGATGACAAAATGAATTACATGAAAGGTGATGAATACAGTGATGTTATCAGTGCTGAATATCTAAATTGGATGGAAGACACTCTTAAATCCGCAGGTGTAAACACCCTAGAAGCAAGACTTCACTTTGACCAAATGGAAAAAGCACAACTTGGTGGATTCGATAACCCGGATACAGTAGACGGTGCAGATTACTTCGGTGGACAAGTTAGAGGCCGAGGACAAACAGCAGGTAGCCCATCAACTGGTGCTATCAGTGCAATAACTCAAAGCGGTGGAAAACAACCGGCAGGTGCTATGGGACCGGCTGACCTTGCAAAATCCTACATTAATCCTAATGAAGTTTCAGCAAGTGATATTGAAGCGGCTTATGAAGTTTACAAAGCGGCGGCTATGGAACAACAATTCCGTGGCAACCTAGAAGGACACTTCGCATCTCGCTTTAATGAAGAACAAGCAGTAGCAAAATCTCAAGCAGAAAAGGCTCAATTTGATGCTCGTGAACCAATTAGTGAAGTTATGAAGGCTCTTGAAGGACTATCCGAAAGAATTGATAACCTAACCACAGAAGGAACAACAATTGCAAAATCTGTAAGTTCTAACAATGTAACAATCCCGTCTACTCAAGACCTAAACAACATGTCTTGGGATGAGGTACATACACTAGCAAACAGTGTATACAGGAGTGCTTGAGGATAATAAATTAAAAAAAGGAGATGAATAATATGGCAAGAGATTACATAAGAAACATAACAGATATGGAAAGATACTTTTACGGTGCAGGAAACGCTATGGGCTACTCCTACTCCGGTAGTGAGTTATTGAAAGCAGATGCCCCAATGCTAAGTACTACAGCAGGTACTTACCAAGCAATTTACGGCAGAAAAGTTTGGTCACAATTGAACCAAGAATTCAATGCATTTTCAGTACTACCTAAGAGGCCGTGGGAAAGAAGCGGTTGGAGAGTTATTACTGACAGACCATCATTCAGTGTTGGTGGCGGAGTTGCAGAAAACGCTACTCTACCGGACACAACAAAACCTGTGTTCCAACATATTGCGGCAAAACCTAAGACAGTTGTTCACACATTCGATATGAGTGAAACTGCTATGTTCTTGGCTGACAAAGATGACGGACTAGGCGACATTCGCTCAGTACTAAAGGAAGAAATGGGTAAGCACCACGCAGAACACATCAACAAGATGTTGACAGAAGACGCTGAAACAGTTGCAGGTAACGATTTCGAGTCACTTGACAGAATCACTGGTAACGATGGTGGCGCAAGCGGTGGACTAACATCTATGGAAACTGGTGCATCAGCAGGTACAGACCACTGTGGCGCAAATGACCTTGATATTTACAGCATTGACCGAAGTGCTAACGCATGGTCAAACGCAGAAGTAAACTGTGGCGCAGACCGAGCCGCAGGTAGCCGTAGAACTCTTTCACTAGACCATTTGGACACCCTATTCCAACAGATTTGGGTTCGTGGTGGAAATCCAAAGGTTATCCTAACTGGATATGACACTCTAATGAGATTACAACAACTACTACAAAGCCAACAAAGGTTCATGGAAGAGAAGAGAGTTACACCAACCTACAACGGTGTTAAGGGTGTACCGGGTATTGAAGCCGGTTTCATCGTAGCAACCTACAATGGTGTACCAATTATCCCATCTAAGGACATACAAAAAGACGGAATATCCCGTATGTACTTCCTAGATACTGATTACCTATACTTCTCAACTGCTATACCAACTCAATACTTTGA